TAGTGTAGGCGTACCGTCTGGTTTTTTACCTTGAAATCTGTCTAGTTGTTCCTGCGTTCCATATATTCTTTGAGTTTGGCCGTTCTTCTGAACATCAATAAACGGCTGCGTTCTGTCAATATTAACATTGACAGTATTACCATTGCTTTGTATTCTGCGTTCAGTGAATTCGGCAGCCATTTTAGACTCCTAAAAATTTTCTTAGATTTGACTCTTTTGGTATCTGTATAGTTACACCTGTTTCAAAATCGTAAATAGGATCTTTTAAAACTTCCATATTTCTCTGCACAAACACCCACCAAAGTTTTGAGTCGCCGTATAAATCGTGTGCCAATAAATCAGGTCTATGATTGTATTGGCTTTCAATAGTATATACAAAATCGTCCTTCTCTGATGGTACAGGTCTGGGAGTTAATAAATCTAAATAAAATCCGTTCTGGCGTGTTGCTTGGTAGTGTGAAGATGCATCGTATCTAGCCATATTAGAAGTATCCTACTCCGCCTTTGTTAGCCATCTGGCCGTTAGCGTATTCTGTTAAACTAAATTGTCTCATATCAGCTCTATTGTAGATAGGCTGTACTTCAACACTAATATTACTCTTGATAGGTACCCAGGTTGGTCTTTCTGAATTTGTTAAATTTGGACTTACCTTGATGTAGTTAACATCGTTTGGCATACTTACACTAAACGATTTAACAACAATCGGTGTATTTGAAAACATCATACTTCCGTATCCATTTAGTGAACACACTGGCGGTGGGTTACCTGCGTTTGCTCCTTGCCCGTAAAACATTTTAGTGACTGTTCTAAAAAATGTAGTTGCTGCAATCCAATATGCTGCATCTCTTTCAGTTTCGCAAATAAAATCACCGCTAATGTTAATTGCGTCCACTTGTGAGTTCTTGTAAGATAGGAAAGGATAATTATTATGTACTGGTGCTAATTCTGAATAGTTTGCTGTTGTTCTTATTTCCATTGTTGGTAACACTGGCCAAACAACACCTCCTGTTTTTTCTAATACAGAAAAAATGTCGGAGTTAAAAATGTTCCACGCACAACTAATTCTTACACGCCAGTCATTTTCGGCACTTGGGTTTAACTTAATCTTTTCGCCGGAACTTGTAAACAATTCACCGCCTGGAGGTAAATTGGCACCACGTTTTAAACTTAAGATATCATTTAGACTGCCTGCAGTTCTTCCAAGTGCGCCGGCAATATCTTTAAAGCCGCCTGCTAAGTCGCCGCCTGTTAATTTTGTAAGTGCGCCTGAAATATCGCCTACGGTATCACCAATAGTCGACGCAACGCCGCCGAACACATCACCAATGGTTCCTATACTTTCTGCTGCATTAGTTAAGCCGCCTGCTAAATTACCTAGTGCATTGCCACCAACTAATGGGCCACTACCTACCGGTGATTGGATGACTTTACCTAAACCTGTGTTCATCGCTGTTTGTGCGCCACCTAAAGCAGTTGCAACGTTAGCGCCTGCTGCTGCTTGTGAAAGACCACTATTAAGTCCGCCGCTTAATTGTCCAATTTTTGCATCTAGTGCTAGTTTGTCTTGCAAACTTCCTGCAACTTGTAGTGCTCCATTGGCTTTTGCTGCTGCTGCGGCAAGGTCAGCAGCCACTGAACTATTAACTTTGGTGGTTAATTTTGCTAACGGATTTATGCTTAAAGTCATTTTGGTAATATTTCCTTTTAATAACTCTATTTATTCTAAGAGAAATGTGCTATTATATTAATTCATATAGGAGAAGAAAAATATGGCAACAAGAACGAAATATCTAACAAATAAAGATCTGCTGGCGGAAATACACCGCAGTAAGAACACATTCTGTTCATATGTTGACCCTGAATACAATCAATACGACTTAATTGTACCTAGCCTTGAAAAAATTAACATTAGAACTACTGCTGAAGCAAAACGTAACCGTGCTTCAAGATTAGCAAAACAAGCACACGCAGAAGCAGTTGAAGCCGCCGGTAAAAAAATGCCAGCAAAACAGTTTGAAATTGATTATAGAAAGATTGCTAAAGAAGATGTAGTATTTAGAGTAATGACATTTGAACACATACCAGAAGATTTAACACGCAAAAAAACAAAAAAGACAGTAGCAGATAGACACGTAAAAGTAAACTTTCCGCCATTCCAACATTGGAAGTTTGATGATAAAGGAAATTTGATTTGTGTTGGAAAAAGCCATTGGGAAGGCGGTATGAATAATGGATTCTTCAATCCCAAATCAGGCAAGGCAACTAACGACCTTGCAAGAATGTGGATGAAACTTTGTGATCGTTATGCAACACGAGGAAATGTACGTGGATACACATACAATGACGAAATGAAAGGCCAAGCAATTCTACAGTTGGCACAAATAGGACTACAGTTTGATGAATCTAAGAGTAATAATCCTTTTGCTTACTATACCGCTGCTGTTACTAATTCATTCGTACGTATTATTAATATCGAAAAACGTAACCAAAATATTAGAGATGACATTTTGGAAATGAATGGTATGAATCCAAGTTGGACTAGACAAGAACAGGGTAGAGACAATGGTATGGCTCAACCTAGAGGAACCAAAGACACTACAAAAAAGTCTTGACTTATGACACAAACTACTGTAAAATGTAGTATAGGAGTAAAAAATGCCGTTATTTAAAAAAGCAGCCTGCTTCACTGACATTCATTTCGGAATGAAGAGTGGTAGTAGGATTCACAATACGGATTGTGAAGAATTTGTAAAATGGTTTTGCGAAGAAGCAAAAGCCGCTGGTGCTGAGACCTGTATCTTTTTAGGAGACTGGCACCATAACCGTGCGACTACAGATGTCAGCACGATGAACTATACAGTTTCTAATCTAGAACGACTAAACGAAACATTTGAAAAAACTTACTTTATGGTAGGCAATCACGATTTGTTTTATAAAGACAAGCGTGAGATTAACAGTATTGAATTTATGCGTCTGTTTCCTAACATTATTCCAATTACAGAACAACTAACAGAAGGCGATGTCACATTGTTGCCTTGGTTAGTTGGAGAAGAGTGGAAAGCAGTTAAGAATATTAAAAGTAGATATGTTTTCGGACACTTTGAATTACCATACTTTAAAATGAATGCTATGGTAGAAATGCCCGACCACGGAGAGTTACAACCAGATCATTTTGTAAATCAAGAGTATGTGTTTAGTGGTCACTTCCATAAACGACAAACCAAAGGTAATGTAACATATATTGGTAATGCATTTCCTCACAACTACGCAGATGCGTGGGATGATGAACGTGGTATGATGTTTTTAGACTGGGGCGGAACTCCAGAATATAAAACTTGGCCAGGGCAGCCTGTATTTAGAACTTTTAGGCTATCACAACTTTTAGAAAAGCCAGAAGATCATCTAAAAGAAAATATGCATTGTCGTGTGACTATTGATGTACAGATTACATTTGAAGAAGCAAACTTTATCAAAGAACAGTTTATTCCTCAGTTTAAATTACGAGAACTAATGTTGATTCCAGAAAAAGTAGAAGTTGAATCAAACATTGATCCTATCGATCTTTCATTTGAAAGTGTTGATACTATTGTAATGAATCAGATAGAACAATTAGATAGCGAGTCATACGATAAACGTATGCTGACGGAGATTTATCGAGACCTATGATAAAAATTAAAAACATCACAGTTAAAAACTTTATGAGTGTAGGTAATCAAACTCAAGCAATTGATTTTGACAAAGGAGAACTTACACTTGTATTAGGTGAAAACCTAGATTTAGGCGGTGACGGTAATGGTTCCAGAAACGGCACTGGTAAAACCACTATCGTCAACGCACTAAGTTATGCAATTTACGGTAATGCACTTACAAACATCAAGCGAGATAATCTTATTAACAAGATTAACGGCAAAGGAATGCTTGTTACTATTGACTTTGAAAAGAACGGTGTAGAATATTCTATTCATAGAGGACGTAAACCTAATGTTCTTAAGTTTGTAGTAAACGGTACAGAACAAGATCCAGTAGATGGAGATGAAGCACAAGGTGATAGTAGAGAAACACAAAAAGCGATTGAAGACTTATTTGGTATGAGTCACGATATGTTCAAACATATCCTTGCTTTGAACACATATACTGAACCTTTCTTGTCTATGAAAAACAACGATCAGCGTAATATCATTGAACAATTACTTGGTATTACAATGCTCTCTGAAAAAGCAGAGTCGTTAAAAGAAAAGATGCGTATAAACAGAGATGCTATTAACGCAGAAAACACTAAAATTGAAACTATAAAAGCATCTAATGAACGTATTCAACAAAACATCGAAAGTTTAGAACGCAAACAAAAGATGTGGGAAGATAATAAACTCGCAAGTATTACAGAACTAGAAGGCGGAATTGCTAAACTAGAAAAAATTGATATTGAAGCAGAAATTGAAGCACACAAATGTTGGGAAAACTTTAATGACAAAAAGCGTTCACTTGAAGAAGCACAGCGTTGGATGGCATCTATCACTGCTGATAACGAAAAACAAGAAAAATTAATTGGAAAACTTGATAAGGAAATTTCTGATCTAAAAGAACACAAGTGTTATGCTTGTGGTCAAGAACTGCACGACACAAAGCAGGATGAAATTTTAAAGGACAAAGAAAAACTACTACAAGAAGCAGCACAACAGATTCTTACTAACGAAACACAATATGACGAACACTCAAAAGTTGTTGCGGATATCGGAGAACTAGAAGCGTGTCCTACAACAGAGTATGATAATGTAGAACAAGCATACAATCATAGAAACACTGTTGAAAGTTTACAGAAAGAATTAGAACAAAAACGTGCTGAAGAAAATCCTTATGCAGAACAAATCGTTGATTTGCAAGAAACTGCAATGCAAGAAGTTAGTTTTGATGCACTAAATGATCTTACAAAAGAAAAAGATCATATGGATTTCTTGTATAAACTGCTTACAAACAAAGACAGTTTTGTGCGTAAAAAGATTATTGAACAGAATCTAGCATATCTAAATCAACGTTTAACATACTATTTGTCTAAAGTAGGATTACCGCATATTGTTGAATTTCAGAACGATTTAACAGTGGTTATTACACAACTAGGACAGGACTTAGACTTCGATAACCTCAGTAGAGGAGAACGAAATAGACTCATTTTAAGTCTAAGTTGGGCATTTAGAGATGTTTGGGAAAGTTTATATCACGGTATTAATTTACTGTTTATTGATGAACTTGTAGACAGTGGTATGGACAGTGCAGGTGTTGAAAGTTCTATTAGTATTCTTAAGAAAATGACTAGAGAACGTAACAAAAACGTATTTTTGATTTCGCATAGAGACGATCTAGCAGGTCGTGTTAATCACGTACTTAAAGTTATCAAAGAAAACGGCTTTACAAGTTACAGTAACGATATTGAGATTGTGCAATGAAGGTAAGTTACTTTTGTTCACCAGATGCACACCCGCAAGAACAACTACCACAACTAGTTGAAACGTTCAAAAGCAAGATTGTTGATGATGGATTTGATGAACCTGCTGACGGAGTAACAAAAACAAGCCGTGTAGGCGTGATGCAATACGGCGAACTTAAAAACGACCTTGATAGAATTGTAAACATTGTGTTTGATGTAAACAAATGGAACTTTGGATTTGATTTATATCAACCTAACAGTTTTTCGACACTGTTGTACAACGAATATGATGCTTATTACAAAGGTGAATACAGTTGGCACGGAGATGGAGTATTAAAGGAACAGTATGATATCAAACTTACAGCACTTTTAAACTGTAGCGATACAGAATATGAAGGTGGAAAGTTTAAATTGTTTATCAATGGTGAATGGGATATTGATGAATTCGATAAACCAGGATCACTTTTAATATTTCCTAGTTGGATACAGCATAAAGTAACACCAGTAACTGCTGGTGTCAGAAAATCAATGGCACTATTTTTTACAGGCCCAAATTTAAGATGAGTACAGACAGTCACGACGAAATGATTGAAGCGTTCCAAAACTACTTTAAGTGGCAGGATCGTTTTGAATACAAAGGTAGTGACGAAGCAGGCATAAAAGCAAGATTTTGGTTGTCGGAAATTAGACGACACGCAAGTACAAGGCGCACTGAGATACAAAACAAAAGGCAAGAACGAAAGGAAGCCAGAAAAGGCAAGGTAGGAAGACCATCAAAAGTAAGTAAGAGTGATGGAGAATCCGAGTTGGACATATAAAGGCGATATTGTTGAAAGTATTCCTGATGAATATGAAGGCTTCGTTTATCTCATAACAAATAAAACCACGCAACAAAAATACATAGGCAAAAAACTAGCCAAATTTAAAACTACAAAACCACCTCTTAAAGGCAAAAAAAATAAGAGACGCGGATATAAAGAGTCAGACTGGAAAGACTATTGGGGTTCATCTGATAGATTACAGGCTGATGTTGACGCACAAGGCCCTAACAACTTTACAAGAGAAATTCTATACCTATGTAAAGGCAGAGGTGAAATGTCATATCTCGAGGCACGAGAGCAATTTGAACGTAGAGTACTAGAACGTGATGATTACTACAACGGTATTATCAATGTTAGAGTAGGCGGTTCAGACAAACTCAAAAAAGCCCTTCTAGAACACTTAATCCAGGCAAAAAAATAGCAACGTAGTTTGGTCGGGGATGCTCGACTCGTCTTGAGGAACGGTGAGATACCCGGTTCAGATACTGGCGTGTTGCAAGGACAATGCTAACTTAGGCATAAAAGATGTGTGCTCTGTGAAAAAGATACAACACACAGGCAAGTGATTTCGAACTGTTTGGGATCAACTGCCTTCCGCGGATATTGCGAATGCTGAAGTAGGGGGTTGACGGTCTGCCGCCTCCGTACATATTATATGTAATCTTCTTAAACAGTTGTGGTGATGATAACTCAGATGATGTTAGTCACTATAATTCGTCCGGCAACGGGCGAATTGTGGCTCAAATATCTAGATGATGCTAAAAATTGCTTCGCAATTTAATTATTACCACTTAATAAACGTTTAGGGAAGAAAAAGCGTTGAGCGTTAGCGAAAACGCTAGAGATCTTTAGATCTCTTTAAACAGTCAAACAGAAATAAATAACAATAAGTAAACATACTATACTTGTGAGAGAATTATAATGCGTCTTAATGAAATATTGGTAGAAACAGATCGCTTAGATGAAAAGCCTATGGGATTCCTTAAGAAGATGGGAAACAAGGCACTTGCTAAAATGGGCAGTAACAAGGCAGCAGGGCGACTTGAAGCCGGCGATGAAGCCAATCAAATGAAGAAAGAATTTATGAAGTTCTTAGGAACTCAAGACAAAGGTGAAGGTGCAACACCTGATATGGTACTAAATTGGTTAGCAAAGAATGGCTATCCTACAGATGGTGCTAAAGAAGCAATGAAAAAAGTTACAACCGGGGCTAAAGTTGGACAAGCGGCTGGCGCCGCTGCCGCTGGCGCGGCTAAGGGCGTAGGCAAGGTAGCAGGAGCAGTTGGCAAAGGTATTGCTGCTGTAGGTAAAGGCGTAGCAGACGTAGCAAAAGGTGCTGTAGCAGGAGCCAAAGACGCAACTGCTGATCCCAAGC